TTATAATTTGTCCGCATTGTGAAGAATCTGTAAGTGCTGAAGAATCTTGTGAAGTTGCAGTAGTTGCAGTAGGCCGTAGAAATAGCTATGAATATATTTGTAATTTTTGTCGAGATAATGAGTGCATTGTTTGCAATGACTGTAATGAAACTCACTATATTGATTCCACTGTAGAAATAGAAAATGGAAAATATGTTTGCAATAATTGTATTGAAAATTATTTTGTTTGTGAGGAATGCGATACATATCAACTTAATAGTGAACGGATTGAATTAGAAAATTCACCTAAGATAATCTGTGAGGATTGTTTTATGGGAGCATCATCAACTAAGTACTTTCAATGCACTACTTGTAATGATTACTTTGAAAAAGATGATGATACAATTCACTTAGAAGAAAGTAATAATTATTACTGTAGCGTAAGTTGCAGAGAAGGAGAGTTTAAAAAGGTTGGGCAAACGGAGTTAGAGTTTAAAGAACCTGCCAAAGCTCCTATAACTTTTACAGAACTAGCCAAGCAACCAATAATGAACTATCAAAATTTTTCAAATGATTTTGAATTAGAAGGATGTCCTTGTACCTTCTGTGTAGGAGTAAGAAGAGAACATGAAAAACTTCTTGCAGAACGTGATGCTATGGCTGCAAATAGTAACTAAATAAAAAAGCCCCTCATATGAGGGGCTTTTTTTTATATAGACTTTTTTATTCTATTGTTGTACCAGCTGCGTTGATCACTATGTCAAGTTCTATGATCTCAATTGTTCCTACAGGAACTAATTGAATTATACCAGCCATTATACTTTGTTGAATTAGACTTGCTGTATTAGTTGTTGCATCGATAGTTACTCTGTAATCAGAGACACCGTTATTTTGTCTAATTGGTTCAAGTATGGAATTGATCAAGTTAGTTGCTTTTGCCCAACTGTCTGCATTGTGAGGCTCGAACACCAATCCGTCCATAGCTCTCTTAATAAGTTTCTTAGCATAAATTACCATTCTTCTTACGTTGATTCTGTTTAATGCTGTTGTTCCTCTAAGCAATGTCTTTTGTCCGTAGATTTCAAGACCTTTAGTGGCAAAATTTACAATTGGATTTAGCGCATTAAGATCGCCATACATTGTATCTCTCTCTGCAAGAGAAGGTGAATATTCGTAATCGAAAGCTGAGATTTTTCCTCTAGCATCACCAGCTACTGCATACCAAGGTCCATAAGTATTATCTACTTCAAGATACTTAGCTGCTACGAAAACAGAAGGTGGACACCATACATATTCGCCAGCTACTGAGTTAAATTCTTTCAACCAAGGCCAGTAAGCTGCTGCGTAAGATGTATTAAATGCTGTTGATCTTCCTTGTGATCCAGTTCCATTATGCCAAGCTACTGCATTTGATATAGACTTGTTATAAGGTGGATCTGCAATATAGAAACAATCTTTTCTAAATTCGCAAAGTGCAACTCCTGCATCTTCTACTGTTTCTGAACTACTATCAGGTGTGATAAGTATGTGGTAATCCCAAAGCTCTTGATTTGCAAGACCAGCACTTGTCGCTAATGCGTTAGTGAAGAGTGTATCTCCACCACTAGATGGAACTCCATCTACTCCAGCTCTAAATTGATAATCAGTTGAATCACCTATAAATGCTGTGAATGTATCACCTGTTTCCCATGCTAATGTATCTCCACCACTTGTTTGTCCAATTAAGTAATTTCCGTCAGCAATCCAAGTTTCTGAATCTCCAGATGTTGGAAAGTAAACGTCTACTGAAAACCAATTTGAACCACCATTATCAGCATCTTGATTAATAACAGTCTCCCAGAAATTTGTATCTCCAGCATAATAAGAAACACCTTTAAAACTTTCTTTTAATGTTGCTGAACCATTATTGTAGTAGAAAAAGTTAATATCGTGTTCTGAGTCACCAGAAACAGGATTGGTTCTTGATGCTACAGTAAGATAAGAACCGTTTAAAGCGGAACCATCTTGATCCATAAGAATTTGTGCTTTATATGAATCTCCAAGTGTTNCATCACTATAAAGAACTCTTTCAGCTTGTAGCAAAGAAACAATAGAATCTCCAGTGTCATCTCCTACTCTATAGAATAGAANTTGATTAGTTTGTGTAAAAGCTCTATAAGCAGCAAGACTTGCATATGGTGAAGAAGAAGATGGTGGTCCAAATTTTTCTAAAAAATCACTCCTAGATGTAACTCTTGTAACTGTATTAATAGGTCCTTTTGTTGCGTATCCGACAATGGCAAGTACGGTAGATGATGTTGTAACAGCATAAGCTGAATTATCCCGTTCTGTCAATGTAATTGATGGACTGTTAGCCATTTTTATTCCTCCAAAAAATATCTTTCGATCTTATCTTTACACTGGGTTGGAAGAGGAAGGGAGCAAGTCTTTTATTCCATATTCTTTAATTAATTTTATATTTATTTTATTTAATCTTGATAAATTTTCTTTTGCTGGAATCAATCTTAAATTTCTTAAATTCCAACATTTATTTACATATTCTTCTTCATTTAAATAAAACTTTTGTGGAATAATATGGTCTATATGAAATGCTTTAGAATCAATTAAAAAATCTTCCCATGTATATTCCCTTGGCAATGTTTCTTTCATTCTATTAAGAAATTCCTCTTTTGTATATCCAAGTAAATTAAAAGTATACTCACCACCTTTCTTAATATGATAGCGCATATTTGCTTTAATTCTATTTTTAAACTTTCTATGTGGATTGTCTTTTACTTTTTGTTGCCATTCTGTAATACTTTTGATTCTATTTTCTTTATTAAGTTGATAGTTTTCTCTATCTCTTTTTCTTATCTCATTTGTATTATTTTTTCTATATTCTCTTTAATATTTCTTTTTATAATCTTTATCCTTATATCTATCCATACTTTATACTTTATAGTTTATAGTTTACTACATACGGCATAAGGGCTATTTAATCTCTCTTATTTTGATGAGTCCTTTTTTAACTAAAGAAAGAACCCCTTCATCAATCTTGTCAAGAATGGTATATTTCCTAGGGTTAAATCTAATATCTTTACCGTCAATTACTACTCTTAATGGTGAGTAAGTTAAGTTTCTTATTCTGTATTTCATATTGAATCACCTACATCTCCAACAAGATAATTAAGTTGCCAGCTTTGAATGGCACCAGATTCTTCGTATTCTCTTGGTAGATAAGCTCTAGGAACAGTTAAGTCTATTCCATATCTTATTACTCTATCTTGAACCTCTCCTGGCTCAAGATTAGTTTCCTCCCTAACACCAGAAAATCCTAACTCCATCCATTGTCCATCAACGATAGCGCAATGCTTTTTATTTTTACTTGTTGTAGTTAATATTTGATATAATAAAACATCCATGTCAGACACAGATATGGTTCTTAAGGTAAGCGTATAAGTAAGTTTATATATTAATAATGGAGGAACTGTTGTTGTTATTTGAGTTGTAGAATTATAATTTGATTTTTGTACAAAACCTAATAAGTTTTCTGTTTCTCCATATTGATTTTCACTTAAGTGAAAACTAATTATTGGTTGTATTTGTTGTCCATTCACTATAGGATATATGTATTTAGAAAATGCTCTAGCTGGAGTAGAATACATAATAAGAACATTTTCATCATTTGGATAACGAGAAAGAAAACATTTATTCTGTAAGTAACTCTTGACAGCTATTGAGTAATTTCTAAATAAGTAAAATTCGTTAGGATACGCCATCTGCTATAAACCTTCTTATATAATATCCTGATTCTATTTCATGTGGCTTGTTATCTGTATCAAAAATAACACCGCCATATTCTAGAACTCCAGGTATGTTCTGATCTTCATCTTTAGGTGTAAAACTTAAATCAATTTTTATATTAATAGTTTCACCTGTAATAAATACTTCTGCGTCATCAACTAAAGAACTATCTCTATAAGCATTCTCAAGTTTTTTAGTTCTTAAAAATACAATATCTGCTATTTGATTATCTGCTATTTTTTTTATTTGATCTGCGTGCTTTAGTTCAAACATATTATACTTCTTTAATCTTTCCTGTAGCTACATTATATAAATATTTTTTAGGTCCAACATCTGGAGTTAATAAATATTCATTCTTTCTATAAGGCTTAATATCTAAATTATTCATATTATCTGCATTAAAGTTTTTAATTATTCCTGTCTTCATAAGTACAGCTTTAATTGCACCTAAAAGTGCTTGTGAGCTTGAACCTTTAATTTGATCTATTGGAACAATATTACCTTTTTGATCAAATACTTTTCTCGTTGGAATTTTATTACCAACTATTTCTGCTGATACTTCTTGCATTACTTTATCTATATTCATTTTACTTCATCCCTATTTATTTATCTTAACAATTATTACTATGCCGTTTCTTATGTGCTTCACTTATTCTTCTTTTATGTTCTTCGGATAAATGTTTTCCTTTTCTGTGAGAAGCTCTTCCTTTATTTGCCTCACTTATTTTTTTTCTAGTTTCTTTTGAAACATTATGTCCCATTCTACTTTCACTCATCTTTTCTCTTGTTTTTTTACTAAATTTCCTTCCCTTAAACGATTCACTCATTTTTTCTCTTGTTTTTTTGCTTACTTCTTTTCCTTTATGAGATTCACTTATTTTCTTTTTTGTTTCTTCACTTCTTGGAATTCTTTTTCTTGATGGTGGCTTTTCTCCACCAATAGTCAAATTATATCCATTTGGTGAAATTGAGTTATTTTCTTTTATTAATTCTATTTCTTTATTACTTAACAGATCGTTTGAAATATTCTCTAATATAATTTTTTCAAAATTTTCTGAACCGTACTTTCTTAAAGCCTTGCCTATTATAGAATTGGAAGTTTGATGCTGTCTAAATCTTTCCTTAAAAGTTTTAGTTGTTTGTCCTATGTAACACTTATCATTTGTTTTATTTTTTAACATATATATTATTCCCATACATATATCTTTACAAATGTTGCGTTATTCTAAATTTATCTTTTGTTTTAAGTTATATTGATACTCTTCTATCTCTTCAGCATAATTTGCTGGTAAATCCATTTGATCCATTCTTGCCAATCCACAATCTAATCTCCAAGTTACATAATCCCAAGCAAAATCTCCATGAGGTTGAGCATTCCTTACTTCATATAAACGCCACTTGTTTGTTAATATGGCATCTCCAGCTTCTATTACATCTGTTACATTATCGTAAGAAGTATCTTCACTAAAAGAATTCAATGTTTGATTAAGAAAAGATGTTTCATTAAAATCTGCCAAACTATCGCTAATATCATTTTTTCCAGCTAATGTTACTGTCCAATCATCAAGCGTATTTATAGAAGTAGCTAACTTTTGAATTGTATTATAACTATAAGCTGCAAGATTATAGTTAGCTAAAACACTTCCACCAATCTTAAGAGTAAAAGTACTGTTTGTTTTTAAAGCAGAAGGAGTCCCACTACCATCATAAACAATATACATGTCTGAAACNTGTCCGTGTTTTAAATCTCTTACTCTTCGAACCATATCTTCAAAATTACAGATGAACTGCATTGTTTCTTCTTGCTCATCTGTAGCAAAAACTCCAAGCATTTGTTGGAAGTAATTATCAAGATGAAAAGCTTTCAACTCAAAAGGATTCAAATATATTCTACTGTTTGCTTCTACATATAAACTATCAATCTTGGTGTCTACTTTATCAAGCTTAAACACTTTAATAATAGGGGCTGCGAAATTAATGTATGCTTTGTTTATAAAATTAACCCATTCTATCATATCTATATCTTTCCAGAAAAGAGTTCGGCATAATTAAATTTATCTTCCCAGAAGATTGAAAAATCTCCCTCTTCTGGAAAATCTACTAATTGAATAATAAAAGACCTTGCTAAAGTAAATGAAGCACCTCTTACTGTTATTGTTGTAATGTGCCCTGATGGTAGATAAGTAAAAGCAAAATCACTACCTATTGCAAATGAAGTTCCAGAAATATTTGCTGTTCCTGAAGGAAAATAAAACCATCCAGCAGGAGCATGTTGTCCCGAACCGTTGACATTTATTCCACCATTACTAGTGTAAGACCAACCAGGAATATATTGAGATGCTCCATTTATATTTATTCCACTATTACCAATGTAATTATTATAGTCTATTTGAGTTTCTTGTGTACCACTTAAAGTAAGAGAATCATCACCAGTGTAAGCCATCCCTAATAGTGAAAAAGCAGTTCCATTTATGCTCAATGGGCCTTCACTAGTGAAATTATTATAACCTACTACAGATTCTTGTGTACCACTTAAAATAATGGAACCATTGAAGTCTCCGTTATATGGTGGTATTACTAATTAACAATTGCTTCCGAGATTACCCTCGAAGCGACGTCGAGGCGATTCATTATCGTAAACAAAACGGCTGTTTTGAAATTCTCAAAGGCGAAGCTAAATCCGCGGGCTCCGCCAACGTAATACTCCATTACCTGCTCGTCTTGATTCGCAAACTCNCGATCAAGCCAATCGAAATAGATCGGGGCTTGATCGAGCAGGCGGTCTGCAAGTGGAACCAATCGAAGCGGGTCAGACTTTCCCGCCAACATTTTTAATCGATCCAGATAGTTTTCGGCCTCGCCCCGACTCTCAGGCATGATTTTTCGTATCTCCGAAAGCAAGAGTCGATCGGCATCGAGGCGTTTGGTAAAATCGGCGGGGTCTACCGCCGCGAGGGTTCGATTCGGATTCGACGATCGTGGTACCGGAGCTTCGCTCGCAGAAATTGAAACAAGAACCAGCGGTTCCTCGCCTTTTTTAAAAGAACCAGGAATGCTCGAATCGAGGAAACTCTCTGTGAGTTCTACTTCGGGTTCAAAGCGCAATTCAAATTGTCTCAGAGGTTCGCCTGTAAGTGACACCGATCCCAGGGCCAGCAAAATGACGGCGCGAATCGCGAATCGTGCGTAAAACATATAGCCCCCTGCTACAAACGAGGATTCGATCTGAGTAATTCCACCGCAGAGTCAATATATACGTCCACACCCGAGTGGACGTAAGACGTGCTGGACGGAAAGCCATAATCGATCATTCCGACAACTACATGGTCTGGGTCAACGTCTTGTAAATTTACACCCCATTTTATTTCTGTTTCTACCGCAGTCGTTAAGTCAATAGATGTAGAGGTGCTGTCTCCTTTAATCTTGTATCCAGTTGCCCAAGGTTCAGAAGTATAAAAATCGGTTTGGAATGAAAATTTATCCCAAGTGTCATCATTATCCCATGTAGTATCACCAATTGTAAAATTTAATTCGCCAGTAGAAGCTAAGTCAACAAAACCACTAGAATCTGTTAAAGCCATTTTTATTCTCCGTCAAAATCTTCTTTATTTGATCTTCTAAGTGTAAAATTAGGTGTNCCTCTTATTCCATCTTTACTTATATAAGAAGAAGTTGTAGTAACTCTTTCTCTTTGTAGTATCTCATCGCAACCAGGATCTGTTTTTAATATATCAGAATAAGATCTTCCAGCTACTAAAGGAGCAATTCTCCCACCACGAATTTCTTTTTGAAATCTAGGATCTATGCTGATTGAATTTTCTTTCGTTCAGTTATTCTCTACTAGCACCTTGCCATGCTTTTTCTACATCAGCAGCCGCAGCTCTTGCAAGTTTAATGTTTATTACTTTTTTAACTGCTTGATAACTTTTATTTCCAGGACTTTGAATATAAACAGGAGGCATTCTTAATGATTTAGTAATTTCTGTTATTATTGATTTATGCACATCAGGTGTATTTTGTAGGTTTGAAGAAATTTTCTCAAACTCTTCTCTCGCTTGTTGAAAATCTTTATTGGCTATTGCTATATAAACATATTTCAATTCATCTTCATATTTTCTTTTAGCCACTTCCATTTGTTGCTTTACTTTATTAACCCGAGCATCGGTCTTTACTTCTTTAACTACTTTACCTGGATTAAATAATTCCTTAGTGCCTTTGAATATTTTTTGCCAAAGACCTTTCAATCCCTTAGCAGCTTTTATTCCACCAAGAATTAAAAGAGATCCACCGAAAGCACCTAACAAACCAACAGTTCCATAGCCCAAAGCTGTACCGATAAAAGTAGCTACATCTTCATTAAGTTCTTTTTCTATTTGCTTTATTTCTTTTTCTTCCAAATAATCTTTAAGTTCCATTTTATCTCCTAGAAGAATTCCAAGAACAGTGGTTCTTGATTCTTATCAAGTTTCTCTAATAGAGTTTGTCTTTCTTGAAAACCCTCTTGCTTTAAATCTTCACCATTAAGTTGAAGCATCTCAGCTCCACCAGGAATTCCTGACTTAAATGTTGATCTTATGTTTCCAAGTACTATCTTAGCTTCCGCTAATGTTAATTGTCTTACCCAATAATTACTTACAGTTTCTGAAGCAGTAAGGCTTCCTTTATATCTAATCGCTATATCCATTGCATCTGGCTCAGGCCAAATGAATAACTTTCCGTTTAATATTTCCCATTTAATTTGAGTACCAAGAACTACATTAATATCTTCTTCAGTTGTTATAGTAACATAGTAATCAGTAAGAATTTGTGTAAATCCAGACTTATATCTTTGGAATAAATATTGTACATAAAGATTTGTAATTAAATCAGTACGTCCTGCATAATAAGTAAATGGAAATCTTGGCCTCATTATAATATCTATAATGTTATCTGNTCCACCAACTGTAGCTGGTATATCAAATCCATTTCTTGCANTACCAGATAGATTAGTATAAAGAACATTCTCTTCGAAATTTTTTCTTCTATTATAGTGATAGATAGCATCTGATAAACAATCTTCAAGTTGTTCATCTGTTATTTCAGTAGGTATCAATGGTTCACCAAGTTTAGCCCTTATGTATCTAAATAAATCACTATAATCTACCGTACTACCTACAGCAATTTCTCCCGTATCAGTTGCTGTAAAACCCCATACAGTTGCCAAGGCATCAAAAGTAGCACCAGAACTAACGGCGATAGTAGCATCTGTGCCTGTTGCTGTTGTTTGAAGAACTAAATGTCCAGATCCATCATCTGTAGCATCTTCTAATCCAGGAACATTAGCTGCATCTATAGCTGCTTTAATCTCAGCTAATGTTATGGCAGTAGTGTCACCAGCACCAGTCTTTAAATTTACTTCACTATCACCTGCTTGAGTTGTAATAGTTAAAAGGTAATTACTTGAAAGATCAACAGCAGTAGTTAAATCTACTGTACCAGTTATGATAGCTGTTTCAGCAGCACCTGTTTCTACTACTATTCCAATCTCATCAAGATATATAAGTTCTTGACCATCTGAACTAAAATAAGCTCTTATGATTAAATCTGCATCTGAATTAAATGTAAGATCAGAGAATTGAGTTTCCATTATTCCAGGAGTTACTGATTGTGAATAACTACCATCTGAAACTCTCCAAGATCCAGATAAATAATAATACCAAGTAGCTCCAATTTTTACTACATATGTAGTATCTGCGTGAGCAATTAAGTTTAAATCTATTACTTCACCTTCAACAAAACCTGTACCAAAGTGAATATCTACATAAGGTTCTGTATCATCATATTGTTGCAATGCAGTAGTTTCTACTGTATAAGCTCCATTATTTTGATATTCATTATAAACTAATAATTCATCATATCTATATGTATCACCGCTATTTGATTGTAAGAATAAATATGTACTATCACCTCTACTAAATCCAGTTGTAGTAACTCCAAACTGAGCTCCATTTAAGAAGAGTTGAGTTAAAGATTCATTCCAACTTAATTCAAAAGCATTCCAATTAAGATAATGATTACTCCACAATCCAAGAGTTGCATTTACTTGAGTATCTCCATTATCATCATACATTCTTAAAATTATATTAGAACTTGTATCGTGAATAAGAGAGATTCTATTAGAATCTCCACTTCCATTATAAAAACTTAAAATCTCTGTATCTGCAACTGGAGCATTAGGAATCTTACCTGTCTCAACAGAAGTCATTAAGGTAATAAGATTGTTTCCACTAGCTGGAGCTGAAATTAAAATACTATCTCCAAGTGTATCAGAAGTAACTCTTACTTTAGAGTCACCAGTTACTGAAGCTGTTGCTCCTGTAATAGATAGATTAACAGCATTACTGATATCAATCATTGCATCACCTTCATCAAGTGCTACATAAGTATCTCCAAAAGAATCACCACCTATAAAAAGTTTAAAGTAATATGAATCTCCACCAGATGGTATTGTTGGTGCGGTAGTAGCTGAGAATTGTTGATAGCCACCATTATTATTAAAATTAGGTCTAACTCTAAACTTAACAGAACCTTCTGTTGTCATAGATTCAAAATTAGCTAAATCATATCTAACATAACCACCATTTGAGATTAGTACATGCTGTCCAAATACTCCAAAATTCTCAATAGATACAGTATCTCCTCCAACTCCAGTAACGGTTGATATTGCATAATCAGCATCTATGTCACTATCGAATGAAGTAGCTAATACTAAATCACTTGGATATCCAGCTAATTCTATTCTTCCAGTGGTATCTCCATAAAATGAAGCATCGGTACTATAATCTAAATAGTTAAATCTCTCTATAACCGCCATTACTTAACCTCTATTAATTCAGTCAATCTGATTTCAAACTTACCAGAAGAAGTCATATTTACTATAGTTCCTTCGAATATACCTTCACGCAATATTTCAACTTCACAAGACATATCTTCTTTCTTGCTTAGAATTCTTCTAGTTTTGTCCGTAGGACGTATCGTTATTAATCTGTTCATATTTCTTATTTTATCTTTACTTAAAAATAGTTGAAGAAAATTAATGAAAAATTTATAATAGTGTATGGGTAAAAAAAATACAAAGCTCTCTTTTTTAGGGCTATTATATTTAAAAGAACCATATGATATTTATCCAGGTGCTGATGGTAGGAAAAGTTCGGATTTTAAGGATTATGAAACTTTTTATTTTTTTGATTCAAGCGCAAATCCTTTAGAGCCAGATGTTTATTTTGTTTATGATAGCANATTTGATTCTATAGATTCTATTACTTTAAGTGGANATACATTAAAGGAGATATTTCTTTAATGGATGGTAAANTTGTTTATTTAGGACTATTGTTCAATGAACAACCTACTGTAAATTATAAAAATAGTATAGGGGAGGAAGTCTTTTATTTTATGAAAGATGTAAATGGAATAAATAAAAAAGGAGAATTTGTTGAAATAAGAAATATAACTATTAGTATTTATGAAAAAGAAGTAAGTGAAAGTTTTATTGATGTAGTTGGAAATATTTCTATGGAACATGAACTTTACAAAGAAGTTTAAAAATTGTATAATTAATTAAATGAAAAAAGGAGTTATGAATGGATAGAAACGCAATAGCGTTCAAAATTCAAGAGAAAGTAGATTTTGGTTTTACCAAATTTAAATTTGATAAGAAAATGCCTAGCTTGAATAATGCAAGCGTAGACTATGAGACGTTAAGGAAAGAACTTATTAGATTAATTAATCTCGCACAAAAAGGAAGAAAGTTCGAAAACTTTCATTCTTTATTTATCTATGGACCTACGGGCGTAGGTAAATCAGAAATCATAAAAGCTATAGCTGAAGAGCATAGTTGCATATATCACAAACTCGAAATCCAAAAAATTCCTGTAGAAGAATTTGAAGGATTCCCTTATCTTGAAGACAGAGAAGGCACTAAAGTTACTCGTCTTGCTAGCCCTACCGTCCTCCCTCCTTCCGGTGATGATCGAGTATGGCTCTTACACTTGGACGAATTTAATAAGGCTGATAGCGACAAGATGGCGGCTGTGATGAACTTAGTTCTCACAGGCGAGATTGGTGGTAGTGCAGACTTTAATGCTACTACTGGAAGATCAGAGAAATATAAACTTCCTGAGAAGACTATTATTATTGGATCAGGAAACTTTAAGACACAAGAGAATACAGAGAATTTAAATCTTGTTAATCAAATGGACATAGCAACTTCTGAACGTTTTCATAGAGTTGTTTTACTTGATTACAATGCTGAAAGCTGGTTAAAGAATTTTGCAGTAAAGAATTTCTCATTCAGTTTTAATGGAGATAGTCATGCTATGTCTAGTAGAATTTCTCCAATTCTTATGTATTTCATAATGGATAAGATGAGGGAAGATGGGAATACTTCCCCCTTCTTAATTCCCATCTCTTTCCGTCCAGATGAGGGAGGTGGAGAGCGAACAGCTTCACCCCGTTCCTGGACACTTGTTTCAGACAATATGTTGCTTGATGCAATTNTAGAATTTGAGAAATTAGATCCTACGGAAACAAAGAAGTATAGTGATTTAGCTAAAGATGAGTTAGAAGATTCAAACAGAGCTTTTGATATGTATTTTCAAGATCCAAATAATCAAATGAAGTTTCTATCAAATCAATCAAATGAATTTGGACTTGAAGGACATAAAATAGTAGCAGAAATTATGTCAAGATATTCTTACTTTGCTGAGAATAGAATTCTTGCAGAAGAAATTATATTCGAATATAATAAAGTGAAAGACAAGATTCTTGCCGTTAAGGATAAAGCAGGAGTAATTCTTTATCTTCTTATTAGTGCTGGCTATACAATCGATAAGCTTAAAGAAGGGGATGGTAGCTTGAAAATAATAGCCGCTAGTCTGTCTTCTTACTTTGAAGATACAGATATTTCGTCAGAGGATTTATGTGCTTTTATTTATATTATTTATAATTCAAAAAATAAATTAGCCAAAGAAGTACACGAATTGCTCAATACTTTTAATAAAAGGTACAAGAATGCTTTCGGAGACTTCTACTATACCTCAAAACGAGAAATTTAATAAGAAACTTTCTTTGCTGGCTGAACTTTTTATAGGCAGCAAAGAAATTAGCCGTTTCTATTTTGAAGATGAGGAAAATATTTTTATGTTTAATTTAGCACATTATGATGAGGAAAATATTTTTATGTTTAATTTAGCACATTATGATGAGGAAAATTATCGTATATATGACCCAGAGTATGAATCAGTAACAGCCAAAAATTTAGTGGATGTGTGGAGATACATTAAAGGAGATATTTCTTTATATGAGACCAGGAAAAATAAGTAAGTTAGCTATGTTCGCACAGATAAATGAACCTCTTCTTTATCTGTTTATCATTAATGCAGATTTCATTCTTGATGATGAACATACCATATTACCTCATTATGGATTAGCTGGCGTTACAATAAAAGATAAAAGAATAAAGTTTTATTATAAAAGTCAAATATTAGAATATTCAAGAGAAGAATTATACTTCATTATTTTACATGAAGCATATCATATATTTAAAAAGCATCTTGATAGATTTGATGACCTACGTGATGAGAATCCTATTCTTCTTAATGTAGCACAGGATATGGTTATCAATGAAGAGCTTTCTAGATGGCCTACCTCTAATTCTAAAACTGGGATTAAACCAAAGATCATAGATGGTTGTGAAGTTGTAGATAAAGAATATAGAGAAATGCATAGAGATCTTAGAAAGGATGCTTTCACCACAAGAAGAATTTATGATTACTTAATCAATAAAAAGATTAAAAAGGAAGACCTATTAGTTCCAGGTTCCTTTGTTATAATTAAAGGTACGGATCAATATGGAAAAATAGATAGCTGTGACAATCCAATGTATAGAGTTGGAACAATGTCTAAAGAAGAGTTTGAAGAAGAAATAATGGGTGGTGAATCAAAACCTCACGCTAAGAAAGATTTTCATATAGATGATCTCATTCCTGTTGTTCGTGGTGGAGCTGCTTCTGATTCAAAGAAAGTAGATTTTGAAGTAGAATCAATTGGTCCTGTAGATGCTCATTTACCACAAAATGAAGTAGATGATGTGGAGCAAGAAGTTATAGCTAAAAAGATTTTTGAACAAGCAAAAGAAATGATTCAAAATTCTGGTAAATCAGTAGGAAATACTGCTGGACATTTTTCAACTTCTATTGAAAATCTTTATAAATCAAAGACTAATTGGAAGAGAGAATTGAATAAACATTTATCTCTCTTTTATTCAAATAATTGTAAGACTAAAACTACAAGACAAAGTTTTATAACTTATGGTTGGAATCCTAAAAGTAGATACGGTATTCTGTGTAAGCATAAAATAGAAGAGGTTGGCAATAAGCAAAAATATATAATCATAGCAATCGATTCAAGTGGTAGTGTTTTCTATGATAAAAGAGAAATGCAAACTTTCTTTACAGAAGTAGAGGCTTTAGCAAAATGGTTTGAATTTACTAAAGAAGGAACTATTCTAACTATTCAATGGGATTCTGAGATAGCAGAAGGGATAAAACTTTATCAAAAGGGTGATTGGAAAAAGTTTTCTGTAAAAGGTGGCGGTGGCACAATACCACATTCAGTTTTTAATTATCTAACTGATATATATGAGAAGAAAAGTAATCATCTTGCAGTTAATCAAGGTAGGGTTCAATTCAATATTGATGATCCAAAAAAACTACCATTCTTAGTAGTCCTTACTGACGGTCAATTTTATGACAATCTTGGCTCAAGTGATTTTGGTGTATATGAAAAATGTGTAAGCAATGTTTTATTCTTCACTAAAACAAGTAGATGGATGAGTAAGGACATAAAGAGAATAGTGTACGAAGGTTGACAATAATTTTGAAATTTATTATAATGATAACAGGTGGTAATTAATGGCAAGTAGAAAAGAAATGCTTTTGGCTCGTAGATCACAGGATGATCTTGTAAGACTCCCAAGTCCCGATCTCCCAGAATATAATCTCATAGTTGATTATATTGAGAATAACTATGGCGATGATATTGTTGGCTGTATTATACCTGAAGGGTATAAAGTCGCAGCTGTCTTAAAGCATGATGATCCTAAGAATTCAAAGAATGATGAATGGGATTTCGTTATTTATGATATATCAAAAGACATGGGAAATGTTGGAACCATAACACTTGATAATCTTGATTCTCTTGATTCTATGGAAGATGATGGAAAAGAAAAACTTGAGGTAATTAAAGTTATACAAGGTTATTACGAAGAGATTATCCAAGAGTCAATTGGAATAATCAGAAAGTACAAAGGAAAAGGACAATAAAAAAAGCCTCCCAAATGGGAGGCTTTCTATTTAGTTTTTAAAAACTAATTATATTCTAAGGTTGCTTATGGTAATTTTACCATAATGCCATTGTCCACGAACTACTTTGTGTAGAGCGTAACGAGAGAAGAATCCACGAATACTATTGAAGTTATCAGGATCTGTCACAAGACCAGATACCCAGTTTACGTAAGGTGCGTAAACAACTCCAGCACCGTAGGTACTATTTGAACTCTTGTATCCAAGAAGAACTTCATCACTAGTTCTGTTAGGATCAACAAAAATCTTTAGTCCACTTCCCAAAGCTCCAGCTTCATAAACATTAAATGATCCAGCAGCAATTTCACCCTTATAGTCAGGAAGCATGTTAAATACTGCTCCAATTTGTGGTGATACAACTGCCCAAGACGCTGGTCCTTGTCTATTGTAAGACGCAATCTTTGCGCTTACTTGATAGATTTTTTGAGTCAAAGCTCTGTGTCTATCAAGATAGTTTCCAGCTGCATTGTTACCCGTATTAGGGGAATCAGATGTCCAGTCGTGCAAGAAAGACAATGAAGNTTGTACTTGATCACCAATAAAACTTATGATTTCACGGTCGATTTCATAGTTCATTTCCATAGAAGCAACTTTCACAAGTTCTCCTTCTACATCAATCTTGTGATAAGCTCTCATGTCTTGCTCGGCTTCTTTAGTCCAACGTACTTTCAATTTACGTTCGGTTGTTTCAACAGTCTCGCTGCTGATTGAGAATTCCATCTCAGGAATATCGTCTGATGCTTCTTGATTGTATACTAAGTATACAGTTACTGCTTCACCACCAACCCAAGCTGATTTAGTATCAGCAACATCTCTAAGATAGATATCGCCAGCACTTACATCATAATATGTGTCATATTCGCCAGACCATGTTGGTGATCCACCACCAGCGACCATAGGTTGCATAGTAGTTGAAAACAATGTACCATCAGCATTATTATAAACTTCGATTCTCTTGAGAGAGAACTGAAGAGCGCCGAGAGCATTGTAAAGGGTATCACCCAAGAAAGCAGAAATTTCAGTTCCACAATCAATAACTGTACTGTCTCCAGTTGTAGCAATAGTAGTAGTAAAAGGTCCGATCTTCTCACTTGTATACCAACTGGAATACGCGGGAGATCCTTGTTGAATTACACCTGTGTACTCATCATCAGCTGTGATTCCACCCTTGGTATTTGTAAAGTCATATCTAATATAGTAGATAACACCAGTTCTTGCTTGAATAGGTTGTATTGAAACAAGCTTATTAGCAATAAGGGTAGGATAAACACGCCTAATAATGGGAAACAAGATCCTAGGAATAAGGTTACTTCCAGCATCTGTTGAAATTGTAGGTGCTTCATTAAGTTCTTGCTCATCTTCATTAAGAACGTTACTTTCAAGCCAGCCTTCAGAAACTTGTTGGTTAGCTAACATTTGATCGTATGAATTTTCAAGTACTAACGAAACGTTATACTTTTGTTCGTAATCTTCAATATCTTCAGTAAGCCAATCCCACCTGTTTGTAAGACGTTGCTCTTCAGCAATTCTTGCATCTTTACTCATATAAGGCATTCTAATTTTCCTCCATTAAAATTTTATCTTTTCAAGTTTTACCTTTACACATACCATTTTTTTATAGTTTAATNTACTAAAAAAATAAAGCAACCCTTCTTATAAGAAGTTGGGTTGCTTTATTTAATGTATTTTGCTTTTTACTTACTTAGATCTTTTTCTGATTAGTTCTTTAACGGAATTTATTGGAGTTATCTTTTCTTCTTCTGCTCCCTCTTCACCTTCTTTAATATAGGTGTCAAATTCCTCATCTGTGTCTTCCTCGGTCTCTTCGTCGTCTTCTTCGTCGTCTTCTTCTTCATCATCATCCTCCTCTTCATCATCATCGTCGTCTTCATCGTCGTCGTCTTCTTCAATTTCATCATCATCAAAATCATTGTCTACTTCATCATCTTCGTCTTCTTCATCAAGTCCTTCTAAGTTCTTGATAAGCTCGTAAAATTGTTCAGTAACTTCTTCTGATCCACCCTCATCAATAAGTGAGATAAGAATGTTTTGAGTTTTTTCAGAATACGGTGCGACTAACTCAGCAAGAGTTTTTGCGCCTTCTTCAAGCTTTGCTTCTTCCTCTAATTCTAACACTCTTTCTCTAAGAGTTTGAAGTTCATTAGCATATGCATTGCCAAGATAGTCTTCATCAAGAGTAGGAGCAACAAGCTCTTTAATTGTTTCAAGTACTTGTAACTCAGGATTATTTTCATAAGTCTCTGCAAGCACTTCAGCTCTGATAACATCTTTAGCTTCTTTCAAAGCTTCAAGTAATTTACCAGCAAATTCTTCTTTAAGTTTTTCTCTATATTCAAGATTAGTTTCCTCTAACTCTTGAACCATTTTCTCTTTCTCTTCTTCGGCTTCATCCATCAAAGAAACCATAACTTCTTCTTTCCATGTCTCCAACTTTTCTCTAAGAAGAGATTCAGCTTCTGGACTTAGATCTTCGTTGAGAATATCAACGCTTTCGTCTTCTACTGCCATTATTTTCCTCCAAATAAATTTTTCGATTATAACTAATGTATGACATTATCGGCGGGTTCCTTTATAAAAAAGGAATGTATGTCGTCTATAAATAACTTTCCAGTTACTAAAAAAGGGGCTATTATAGCCCCTTTTTGTATTACTCTAAATGAGATTTCATATGTTTCTTATATTTACTTATATCTTTGAACTTTTTGCCACAATTTTGACATTCAT